TAGTCTGGGCAACATCATCTACATAGGCTTTTATTGATTGTTGTGTGGCTAAATGTGTAGCTGAATTAGAAGACATATTATCTTCATCTTTGATTGCAGTTCCAGATACACCTGTATTTAAGACTGGACTTGTTAGTGTTTTGTTAGTGAGAGTTTCTGTAAGACTTGAAGTATCGACCACCGCATCAATCGTGCCATCGCCATCCTGGTAAGTAATCGTGATTCCTGTTTCAGTATTACCACTGAACATTGCACCAACTTTATCCTGGATAGCTTCGTCAGTTAAACCGGCAGCACTTGAGGCAGCCGAAGTCGCGCTTGAAGCTGCTGCTGACTGAGATGAACTTGCTGCTGATGCACTCGAAGCTGCTGCTGTTGCTGAATTGGATGCATTGGTAGCTGAAGTTGAGGCTTCATTGGCTTTGGTAGTAGCAGTTGCACTACTTGTGGCTGCTGCATCTTTATATGTGTTAGCTAAATCTCTGGCTGCTTCACTGGCAGTCTTGGCAGTTTCGGCAGCAGTTTTTGCAGTAGTTGCTGATGAACTGGAACTACTGGCCGAGGATGCACTTGAAGTTGCACTTGATGCCGAGGAAGCTGCTGATGTAGCACTGGCAGCAGCATTGGTTTCTGATGTGGCTGCTGCTGTTTGACTGGCTGCTGCTGCATTGACACTACTCTCGATAGCATCAGTTTCAGTATTGGTAGGACCAGTGCTTGAAAAGAATGAGGTTGTTGCCATTAACGACTCCTAAAATTGGCCATATTCGGTTGCAGGACGGATTGCTATTAAAGTTCCACTTAGTTCTTGATCGTTGGCTTGCTCTTGGACCTCAGTTAAGAATGTTAAGAATTTATCTTCGTATAACGGTGCTCTTTCATCCAGGAAGTAATCTGCTGCATAACCCAGGGCACCATAGATTATGAGATCACTTGCTACCTGGGCCAGAATGTTTTCATCGGAATCAGAAGACATCGCTGTAAATTGTGCATAGTAATTGAGTTTGACTGTCCCGGATGTGGGTTCCGGGAATATGAGAAAGTCTGAACCTTCCCTGGTGAAGAAATGAGGACTACCAGTATAGGTATTATCTTTGTAATCCTGCATATCTCTGAATGTGATACGACTTAAGGAATGATCATCAGCATAAAGATCAATAGGCTCCAGGAAGTCATTCGGTATAGTCAGACTTCCAGTTTGTGCACTGATGGTGTAGGTGTGAGTTTTTTCCATTGAAGGTATACGTAACTGTCTCTGTATACGTGCAATACTTTGGTCAATGAATGTATCAGCCAGGCTATTGGTGATATCACTTCGGTTCAGTAGTGCTATAAAGTGTGATCTTAAGTTTCCTAAGTTCATTTAGATTAGACCTGTTTTTTAGTTGTTATAAATGCGTGTAAATCCTGGTCTTGTAACCGCTTTACAATGTCTCTTGCACTCTCTTTAAACATATCAAAACCTTCACGTAACCATTGCTCATGTACTGCTACTGGCACACTGGCAACTCTCATGTGATCACCTTCTTTTGCATTGAGTGAACCTAATCTTTCTTTCTTTAGATCACTCAAGATATTTTGAGGTATGTGCTGTTCTTGTTTAATTAGAAATCCATCAGTGTGGATATCATCATGAACGGAGGTTGCTAAATCGTGCATTGCGTTCTTACGCATCTTGTCGTGTTTAGTTTTGATATCTTCTTTTGTTTGTTCAGGATTTTCTGTGGGTCCTGGACCCTCAATATCTTTATCAGACATATTGCTTCCTTAAAGTTAATAAAAGAAAGGTAAGGCCGAAGTAAGCCAAGGAGAGCAAAAACTTATCCTCGGCCAAACCTTTCAATTAGTTAATTAACGATCTATGAAAGACCAGTAATCATGCCACTGTCAGCAAACGATAGGTGTTTGTTTGACAGTTCAGCAGTTACAAGGTGCTTCTGAGAATCACCTGTGACCGCCATAGCAGTCCTAGTGTAAGGACGTAACACAGCGTTTCTGAACATGGAAGGATCCATGAGATACGCGTGTGTCGATAGGTTAGCTTGCTGCCTATTTAGTACGACCTTGGTTTCAAAGAAAGGAGTAATCAATACATCAATCGTGTTGATCAATGTTTTATTATCGATTTCTCTGTTTCTTCCTGTCGCTGTAGCGAACGCAGCAACCAGGGTACTGTCAGCAGGTTTGATGCTAAGAACTGAGCACTCACTGCCGTTACTGAAGCAAGTTGATGACAGAGTCAAGAGCTTGGCTTCTGTTAAAGCATCTGTGCTATTACTTCCTGCATCAAGCGAAGTTGAGATTTGCTGATCCATCGAAGCCATTTTTCTGGCAGCCGATGCTGATCCGGCAACTACAGCTTGGCTAACACCACATAATGCTCTTTCATAATCTAGCTTGAGAGCCTTAAGTGTTTTCAGTTATGTTATCGTGAGTATGTTTATTACCCACTTCTATATATTTCTATATAGCTCAGACTATATCTTCATCCTATAAGGATGTTCCGCGCTCTTGGAGTTAGTATTCTTTTAGTTAGTCAAACTCTAGTCGTTGAAGTTTCTACCTACTTTTACACTATTCGGTAGCTTACCTGCTGATTGCCCTCACCTTAATGTGTTAGGGTTTCCCAGCAATTCACGGAATTTCAATACATTATTACTAATGTACGTGCCAATTTTGTTTAGCAAGTTGGAAAGCCGTCTCTTTTGCACGTCCATAAGTTCGTACTGTCTCGGCAGTATTTGAGACCTGGAATGCTTCAGAAAATATCTGAGTAGTATTACTGCGCATTGTAGTTGGCGCAACAGTAATATAGCTTGCATCTGCTCCTTCAACAGCAGCGTTTACTGCTGATGCTCTTATCAGTTATGTTATCGTAGATAGGTTTATTATCTACTTCTATATATTTCTATATAGCTCGGACTATATCTTCATCCCATAGGGATGTTGGGCACTCGTGGAAAAGATTATTCTTTGGTTAGTCACTTTTCTAGTCTCTGAACCTTCTAACTACTTTTATACCTTTCGTTAGCTTGGCTGCTGATTGCCTTCACCATTACGTGTTAAGGTTTCCCAGTCAATTCACCCAATCTGGATACACTATTACTAGTGTAACTGCCATTTTTGTTTAGCATCTTCCTGATACTCGAATGTTCTTGCGTGAACTTTGTCAGTTTTGAACATACTCTGCATAGGAGTTGAAGTTGGAGAGATATTTGCTATTACGTCAGACACATCTTCGGCCATTCCGATTTGTTGATATGTTTGATAAGTAGCCATTTCTGGTTTACCTCTTATAGTTTAAATGATAATTACGCTTCCCATCGTGCAAGGAGTGCTTCAGCTACATCATCCAGATCATTACCGCGACTCGTGCTATTAGCTAATTTATCAACAGCAGCTTTTCTTTTTGCTGCTTGTTTATCAGCTTTGCTTGGAGGTGCTTTTTTGCTTCTCAACACCTTAGTAGGTGTTTTAGCCCTTTTCTTAGTGGCTACCTTTTTGGACTTATCGAACAGCATAGCTTTGTGCAACAGCTTAATGACTGTTGGATCAGCTATCTGATTGACTTGTTCTGCTGGTAGACCAGAATCAACACTGTATTCCCGGATATCGTTATACAAAGATGTGCTCCAATCTGGAATATCAGCTTTTAGGACTTCTACAGCTTTAGCAGCTTGTTCTTGCCTTTCTTTCTCTGCTTGTTGTTGTAGTTGACCATAAAACTGGTTTGATTCCTCTTTTAAGAACTTGAGGTCGGACTCTGCTGCTTTAGCTTCTGCACGAAGTAGCTTAAAATCTTCTGGAGACATTTGCCTACTAGCTAGGTAAAAATCTACATCTTCATAAGGCTTCCATCGTTCTTCAGCACGTTTCAGCATTGCCTGTAATGTTGCATCTGTTTTCTGTATCTGCTCTTCAGCTTGCTTACGTTGAGTTGCAGTTTCTTGAGACTTTTTGGTGAGCGATGCTTCCTGGCCATAGAGTCGTTTCAATTCTTTGACGGATGCCTGTTTAGTTTCACCATCAACTTTGATCTCGATAACAGCATCTTCTGATATAGGAAGTTGTTCTACTTCTTCGTCTTCTTCAGACTCTTCTTCCTCTTCTTCAGTAGCTTCATCTTGATCATCGTCCTGGTTATCTTCTTCAGGGTCCTCATTGTCTTGATCTTCTTCTACAGTTTCTTCATCTATCTCTTCTACCTCTTCTGTAGTCTCACCAGATTTAGTAGTTGCCTCTTGATCATCATTTTCAGGTAGCTCTTGCGCCTTCCAATTGTTCAAAATGGCTTCTGCACTACTGTCAATATCATTATTTTCAGTTGGCAGACCAGGGGTATTGTTTGACGTGTCTTCTGACATAGTCTTTACTCCTTATTGCTATTGTCGCTTTGGTTTTTAGAGTCAATCTCGTCACGTACTGAGACTCGTTGTTTAAGTGTATTCACTATGTCAACAAGTGCTCGATAATGGTGGTAACTTGACTCGCGTTCTGTTGAATTTTCAGGCTTCGAGTTTACAAAAGACTGAAAGGTTGCTTCTACCAGGCTATTAATCGTTTGATTAAAGACCGGTGTATTTAGTAACACTTCGGCATCATTGCCTAACATTACTAATTGCTCTTCTTGGGATGCACCTTGTTCTGGCGCAGGTGTTGCACTGTCGTTTTTAGACATAATTGTCTCCTTGGTTTTTGAAACTTATTATCCGGTTGGACTTGCTATCGCTCTGAGATCATCGGCACTTCTAGCTAATTCTAGTTCTGCCTGGTCAATACGTTTCTTATGAGCAAGTTGTGCTTCTTTAAGGTCCATATTGTCAGATTGTATAGCGTGTTGGTTCTCTGCTTTAAGTGTCTCAAGTTCAATCTTGAGGTTATTAAGTTGTGCTTCCATGTTTGCTTTCATTTCAGCTACAGCAGTATTGCGTTCTTGTATCTCTAATTGTTTCTGAGCCATTTGCATTTGCATTTCTTGCATTGGATCAGGTTGTGGAGGTGGTAATTGATCTGGAGGTGTTAGGTATTCACTTGCATTCTTAATACCAGTTAAATCCATAATCTTAGATACCAGGGCATATTGATTCTCAGGTTGATACATTGCAGCTAAATTAGGATCCTGGGAGAAATTCTGATGCATACCTAAGTATTTCTGTGCTTCTGCATCTTGCTCACCATATCCTAGGTGCAATGAGATTGAGACATCTCTTTTGTCGGCCCAGGTAGCCGGATCAATAGCTACATATTCACCAGCTAACTCTATGACTTTTTGTTCATCTTCGTTTTCAATTACCAGGGCATAAATCTCTTGATATAAAGGCTTCAAGAATTGGGTAGCGAAATTCCTTGCGATAATCTTTTGTCGTTGTTGGCTCATGGTAGCCAACTGCTCGATCATGGCAGCACTGTTTTGTTTACTAACAGCATCTTTATTTGTGCCCTGGCTAATTCTGGATACACCAGTCGTATCTTCCATGTTTTCATCAAGCATTTTGATTGTTTGGAAGACGAATGGGTTAAGTTGTGACTGCTGCATTGGTGCAATTGCATCTGGCCGACTGACATTGACGATGCCACCGACTCTATTATCAATGAGTTCTCTTGGATTCGTTAAGCCACCTTTGACTACAGTGTAACGTGGGTTATTTGTAATCATGGCATGATCAAGAATAGACCTAGTTAAAACAGTCGTGGCTGCTTGAGTTGGAACTACTTTGTCACCAAAGTTAGCACCAAAGAACGAATGAGGAATCGGAAGTGGCGAGAACGAAATGAAGGGTATTCTGGAGGTTTTTCTTTTATCAAGAATGCTATTCCCAGCTTTTATGATTTTATACAGTTCTGCCACTCCAGATGCATCAATATCTAACATAATGTAGGCTTCAATTACCTGGACACTTCTTACCTGGTCCTGGTAGCCATCAGCATTAAATCCACGATCACTAGAAACAGAATCGTGCCTAGCTAATACTTCAGGATCGGTTTCTCTATCTACATCGGAGTGATCACCAATCTCATTTATTAAATCTTCATCGTATCCTTCCATACGGAGTTCACTGATGGTCTTACGTGTTCTGTGAGCACAAAAGTTGACTGTGTCTAAACTCATGGCTTGAGGTTCTATGAGAAATTCTTCTGGTGCTATGGCTTCAATACATACTTTTGATGTATCTCGATAGACATTAATAGAACCTGTAATTAAATTTGTTTTTTCATCTTTAATTTGCTCAACAATCTCAACAGTGTCATCAGCAATCAATAGATCAAATTCATCTTGTGTTAAATTCTCAAAGTATTCGGTAGTAAAACTTGTCATTGGTGCCCAAAATACTTTGGCAATACCATTACGTGCTACTAAGCCATCATGTATTACTGTTTGCATTACTGAATAGAGATCATTTTGTCTGAATGCTACATAGTCTGCATACGCAGTGCACACTGCTGCATTTTGTATGTCGTTTTCATCTTCAGGATCAAACTTAACGATTTTATTACCGGCACTGAAGGTTTCTAATAAGGCAGCTTTCATTGACTCTACCTGGTTAAAAACACTTTGTGAGACATATCTTGAATTACCGTCATGCTGTGGTTTCGGTAAGGTAGAATTGTAGTAGTCGTAGACTCTAGTTCTTTCTACGGATATTTCTGAGTCGTAATACCCTACAGATTTACTAACATTACTATCTATGAGAGTAACAATTTGATCATCTTCGAGTTTCTTATACTCTTCTATTTTCGCCATTTATATCATCTCTATGTAAAAATTATCTGTGCTTTCTATTGGTTCCCAGGCACCTTGGTGAACATGGTTTGCTAGGGATAAAGACATAACACAATCATCAAAACACCCACTGTCTGCTTGCATTGCACCACTTTCGGTAACAATGTAAGTGAGCATTTCTCTTATTGTGTTTTTATTGTTTAGTTCTAGTTCTTCTTTACGCATTGATGCTCTGAGTTGATCAATGATTAAAGGTTTTGTCCGAGTCGTAGTTGTAAAACCAAGTTTTACTGTTTCTCTATCGGTTAATTTATCGTGCACTACTTCAGTGTAAAAATTAGGATAATGCATATCTTTAGCTAACCTGGTACAAGTTAAAATACCATGTGAGTTATTCTCTACACATATGAATGCTTCGTTGTAATATTCACCCAGGGCATACAATACTTTTGCAAAGAAATCTGGATGGACATGACCTCTCCAGGTAGCCACTTGTCTTCTTTTACTATCCAATACCTGGGCAACGGAATAGTCACCACCTCTTACACCCATAGCCACATCAGCACCAATAACATAATGCTCACCTGGATCGTGTTTATAGTAGGTAGTTAATTCACCTCTGACATTGTGTAACCACTCGCTGCCTTCTAGTGCCAATCGTTCTTTGACATCTTTAGTATCAGACAAACATTTCTGGAGTTGCTCTGGATTGAACACTGGCCTACCAGTTGTTAAGAATGCTTCTTCTGGTTCTGCCGGGTATTCTTGTCTAAATAGATCAATACCATTTTGAGCAATCTTACGTCTTCTGAACATAAGCTGCTCGTCATCAAGATCATACTCTTCTACTAAATCGTCTTCTTCAGGAGATCGTTCAAAATTCTCTGGAACAGATTCCCGATACTCAGGATTAACATACCAAGGTATAAATACAGGAACGTAACCGTTATTACCATCCACTGCACCACGCCACAAATCATAAAAAATACCGTTAACACCATTTGCAGTGCTTTCAACAAATATTGCACTGCCTTTGGTCGCTGGCACTGCTTGTGTAAGTGCATTCCAGTTATCAAGGGCAGTAGACTTGGCCCAGAATGCCAATTCACTGGCATGGACATGAGTGAGTGTTTCACCTCTTGCAATCGCACTACCACCTGCTGTTGCCACCACGAATGAAGAGTCGAGTACGTCAAAACTGATCTCCTTTCTTGATGAATATTTAGTGTGTGGTTTTAGTATCTCTGGGCAGTTCTCATGATATCGTTTTGTCATATCAAATAATGCCCTGGTGCTGTCTGCATGGTGAGTAACCACGAGTGCTTTACAAGCTGGCTTTTGACTAACACTAAAGTATAAGTAACCACCTGTGTAAGTAGACAATCCTTGTTGCCTGGCTTTCAGTATAATTACTCGTATCTTACCTTCAGTTTTTAATTGGTTTTCTACAGCTTCATGCAGTATCTCTTGTGCTTTATTTAGTTTTAAAGGTGCAATCTCACCTTCTTTGGTTCTGATCTTAAGTGCTGCTTTTGCATAATACTTAAAGTCATTAAGTAGTTTCTTCCTTACTTCCTTGAGTTTCTTCTTCATTCTCGCCCTCTTCTTCTTTCATCAGGTCAACTAAGAAATCTTCTGCTTTCGATATTGAGACATCGGATTTAGTAGCAGGTTTTGACTTAGTAAAGTCCAGGACAAGTCTTGCAGCACTGAGTCTTTCTCTAGTCTCTCCGGGAGTGCGTATTATTTCTACTGCACATTGGAGTGCTTCTTTGGCTGCATCATCTTCTGGTATATCAAATTTCTTTGTCATAATTTCTACTGCCTTTTTTGCTTCTTCTTTCGCTTGTTTTCGTAATGGCGCAATGGTTTCTTTAGTGTGGCCATCGGGAACACCTTTTGGTCTACCAGGGTTCTTTCTTTTCTTAGTAGACCATTCTTTTCTTAATGCTCTACCTTCTGGAGTAGACATTAATGTTGCGAAGTAGTTATTTTTAGGTGCTTTTTGTGGATGTATAGATTTCTTAGGTGCTTTTGCTCTAGTTTTTCTCATAGAGTGCTCCTATTGTGTTTTATTACTTATTTTTAAATCAATAAACATTTGTATTTCAGGGGAATTTTTTACTGCTTTCCATTCAATATTTGGATAGAAAGAGTCAATCTTTAGTTTTTCATAGTTATTTATTTCTACCCCATCATATCCAGCTGCTAATGCTTTTTTTGGATTCTTGTCTAACGATTCCCATATTTTTTTTCCTTCATCAGTTTTTATATCCAGAATTGTAAAAGAACCATCAATTTCATATACGTTACCTTCAGGTAAATTACCTAACTCGCCTTTTGTAAATGATTTAGCTAGTAACGGATCAGTAGTTACAGAAATATGCGGCATGAATGTTCGTTTACTTGAAGAAATAGAAACTTCAGTTAAATTTCTATTTGGAGATCCATGATAAAGTTTTGTATATTTTTTTGCGCCTTTTGGCATACGAAGTTCTGTTTGATCTAGGTTTTTTAATTCTACTTCATTTTGTTTAGGAGTTACCTCGTTTTTTTTTACAGGTTCTATACTCGGTATAGGTTTTATTGTGGGATTATTAGCTTGTTGTGTGACAACACGATCAATATAAGGATCAACGAAAGTTACTATCAACTCTTCGTCAACATTGGCATCTGCTAAATCTTGTCTGATAGTAGATACTCTAGCTAATGGATCAATTCCTAAGTTTTCACCTAATTTATCAAGTGCACCTAATAATTTAACTTTTGCAATTGGAGGTATATCTTCTGTATTGACTGCTTCTTTTAGTGAATCTAAAAATTCTCTATTTTCTTGGATACCTCTTTGTATGTTTGCTTCAGCACCAGATACTTCTGCTGTAACACCTTTAGCAGCTAATGTTTTCTTGTCTCTAGCATTAGGATCTAGGTTAAATTGTTGCATTAAATCTGGTCTTTGGACATCTAAGAAGTTTCTTAAGTTGGGTATGATTGCATAACTGGCTATTCCATAACCATCGCCCATCATCAATGCGTTGAGTTCGTTGATAATAAATTTAGTACCATCCCCAACATTAGGACTATCTAATGCTTCTTGAAGTATTACTTTAAATGCCTGAACATCTTCTACACCAAGTCCATCTTGAACAATAAATTGTGGATCATCTGGATTCGACATTTGTATGTTGTTGTCGTAGCTTTCTCTACGTGCTGCTTTTCTCGCTGCATCTCTTTCAGCTTTCTTTTTAGCTTGTGCTGCTTTCAGTATGTCTGCTTCATCTGATTCTCTTTTAGCCTTGGCACGTAAAGATGGTGCAGTAGATTCCATCAATGTAGGTTTATTTTTGTTTTGCTCTACGTATCGTTTAACAATTGATCTACGTCCAGTAAGAGCATCTACTGCTCTACCAGTACCTTGGACAGCAGCCATACCAACAGGAATCATTGGGTTGATGGAGCCTAAACCTATGGCACTTGTTGGTCTAACAACACTTTCTAAACCAGACATAATTGGGTTGTAGTTACCACTGTTACCAATAATACCAAAACGATCTGTGTATTGAGACAATCCACCTTTCAAGCCAGTATTAAAAATACCGGTTAACTCATTTAGTTCTAACATGATCTGCCTGGCTCTTTGGCCTTCAAAAGTATCTCCAGCAAGTTCTTCAAGTGCGGAAAACTCCTCGGAACCTACCATGCTTTTTACTTTGTTTTTACCTTGCCTAAATGCAGTGTCGGCTAAAACTTTATTCATAAGATTTTCATAACCATCTTTGTCGGTTACTTTGATCTTAGGTTTTAAATCATTTTTTATTTCTTTTAACTCACCTGTCAGTTGTTCATGTGCTACTTCAAGTGCTTGTTTGGCACCTTTTTTAGAATTTGGATTTACATTCTTGAGGTTGAAGTTATTGGCATTGGCGACTCTAGTTAATGTATTGGCAAAACTTGCTCTTGCTTGTGCATCTTCATTATTGGCTTCTTCTGGAGTTTGATTACGGACACCAGGTATCAAAGATGTTGTAGCAGTAACACCACCAGCAGCAGTACCACCAATAATACCTTCAGCTAATGCTTCTCTTTCGTCAATTTGTAGACCAACATTAGTTTGTGCTGTTGTCCCGGCTTGCTCGATAACACTTTGAGTTCCTTCAGTAAGTGTTTCTAGTATAGTTCTTCTTAAAATACCTGATGAACCTGGTGCAATTGTATTTAGAATACCGGAGCCAGTAGACGTGCCCATAGACCATTGCCAATCGTCCATGTTTGGCTCTTGTCGGCCCTGGTTCATGGCACGTTCTTTAGCTACTGGACCAAGTAATTGCATAGCTTCAAATATTGCTGGTCCAGCTAAACCACCTACAACAGCACCACCTGGTCCAGCTACCAAACCACCTGCTGTCGCACCTGCTGCACGACTTGCTAATGCACCGGCAAATTGTGGTGCTACTTCAACAGCAGCTTTAGGTAAATATCTCCAGGCAAAACTCCCATCTGGATCACCTTGGGTAAATTGTTGTGCTGCACTGACATAGTTTTCTGGTGATTGCATTGCACCTTGCAGTGCTTGTCCTGTATCTTCTGCACCTAACATAGTTGCAGTAGTTCCAAGTCTTTCTAATGCAGTGTCAGCACCATATTGTAATGCACCAGTGAAGTTCTCGAATGGGCCACTACCTTCTGGTAGAACTTCTTGTTGTTGTGGTTGGACTGCTGTGGGTCCTGGACCCATTTGTGATTCAGCTTTGAAGTATAATGCTTTTAGTTTTTTAGCTTTTTCTATATCTCCGGCTCTTTGTGCATCTACTGCTGCTTTTTTAATATCAGAAAGTGCTAATGCCATAAATGTTTTTACCAGTTAGTCGAGGATTATGTTATTAAAATCTGCTTCAATATCTGCGGAGACATTGTTGTTTTGCATTGTATTGGTTGTAGGTGCTATTTCTTGTCCGTCAGCAGAATATTCAATACCAGTTTTAGGATCAACTCTGATATTGTTCTTCAATCGATAAACGATTCTACGTAAAACCTCACGTCTTCTTGTTATAAAGTCTATCCACACACCTTCTTGCATATCCATAGTTGGAGAGTCTTCAGCGAATAAAGCCATTTCTTTATCTGAGATAGCACCTTTTGTATTTTTAGTGTTTTCTAGAATATTAGACACTCTCAATCTTTTTAGCTGTAGACGAATTGTTGCTCTGGCTCTGGCTTTATCATCATCAGTTCGTGGATCCCAAAAATTCTTCCAAGTTCCAGCAATTGGTCCAGTGATATCTGTTGCACCTTCAAGACCAGTCAATGCAGTGTCCATCATTCTGATTTGATCTTCGTAACCACCTAGTTCAATGTTAAGGTCTGCTTGCTGCTGACCAGTTAGTAATCCTGACTTAGTCTGTCTATCAAGTTCATTTTGAATTTGCCGTTGCTCTTGTGCTCTCTCGTAATCTTGAATGCCACCATAAGCCTTTCCAGCAGCTTCCATTGCAGCTAAAGCACCTTGATCGGCTGCACCAACAATGGCACCACCAGTTCTAATCATCTTTTCTGCTGGTGTTAGCATTCCTGGATCAGCCTGGTTCATTCGAGACAACAACATTTCACCAAAAGACGTTCTATCTCTTTTTCTATCGGTATCGGCAGCTTCTTTCATACCAGGATCAATTTGGTTGTAAGCATTCATACCACGTGTCATTGCATCTTGTGCTTGCTGTTGTTGCATAGCCAAATAGTCTGCATGAGTAGCACCCGGATGAACGGTTCCATCAGGCATAGTATGGGTAGGCATAGTAGACATTTGTTCAGTAGCCATTGCTGCATAATCTGGTGTTGCTTGTGCTTGTTTAGCTAATGCTGCTAAGTCTGCTGCTGAAATACCGTTAGCACCCGGCATTTGGTTATTTGATGGGTTTTCTAACTGGTTTAATCGATTAACAACACTCGTAGGTAAAGGAGCACCACTATGACCTGTTCTAGTTCTCATATCTGGAACTCTTCGACCATCTGGACCTGTAGTAAATCGACCAGTAGGTGAGGTAATCATCGGTGTTGTAGTTATAACATTGTTAGGATCCAGGGCTGGCATTGAATTAATATCAAGTGGTGCTACTTGCCTGGCTCTTTCTTCGGCTATTCTCTCAGCTTCTAGCTGTGCTAGTGTTTTCATACCAAAGGGATTTGCACCAAAGTTCATTATCATTGCCATTAGCTGTACCCCAAATCTGAAATCTGACGTTCTATATCTGATATTCCTGGCTTACGCTGTGCACTACCAAATAAATCTCCGTATTTACCATACATATCAGCAAATGCACCAAAGCCTTGCATAGCACCACCCAATGTAGCTGCACCAGTTGATACTGTTGGTGGTGTTATCGAAGGTGATGTGTAATCTGCCTGGCCCAATATGCCTTTTTGGAAATCTATCTGATTCCTAAGTCGCATATCACGATCTTCAGCATATCTTCTAGCTGAATCATCGAGTAACGATTGGTCATAACTGCGATACATGTCACCTGGAGTGCCAATTAGTCGGCCCATGCTTCCAATAGCATCAATACCAGTCGCGTAACTGGCACCAAGTCCTCTATTGGCAGCCAATGCTGTATCCATTGATTGTTGGTTCTGAGTTAAATATTGATTTCTAAGTTGGTCTTCAACTAATGCAGTAGTATCGGCTAATCGATCACCATAACCACGTTTAGCTAATGCTTCGGCAACACCGGCTCGTGAACTATTTACATTACCACTGGCACTGGCACCTAAATTGATACCAGGTAAGGTGCTTTCGGTTAGTCTTCTGGCACTGTCTCTCATGGCACGATCAATAAGTGGTTGTGAGTTACTGGCAGCAAAGTTTTGGGCATCCATAATTGGATTACCAGACATACTCCTACCATAAATGTCAGCAAAGTTCTGAGCATAAGGTTGACTGGCACCCATAATATCTAATGCACCTTGTCTCCCGGCTAACCCGGCTTGGCCCAGGTAGTTCGCACCAAGTATTTGGTATGGATCTAACGGTGCAACAGTTTGTCCTGGATAGACACCTTGTTGATTTGCATACGCTAATGCATCTTCTGCCTGGTCGTATGATCTTTGTATATAAGGTTTAGAAAAACGAAATGATTCGGCTGCTGTATCGGCTGCATACTTTTGTGCTGCTGCCTGTTTTTTGGCTGCATTCCTGGCAGTTATACCGCCTACTACTGCTGAACCAAGTGCAGCTACTACTGGCCATACCATAGTATTACTCCTACTATTGTGATTGTTTAGTGATTAAGGTTCGCTCTTCTTACTTTTTCTTTTTCTTGGATTTACTTCTTTTTTTCTTACTGTAATGCATTCTAATCAGTTCCTATTGGTTGATCTTCAGGTTGTCCGTCAGAATTTAAGTCTGTAATTTTTCTTTGATCATCAATGAAGTTATTTGGTTTAGTCCATTGGTCAGGAGATATAGAGTCATCAACAAATTGAATAGGAAACCTGGCTTCAAAAGTTTCTGAAAAGATCATATCCAATAAATTCTGGTAAATGATCCTAAACTGGCTTTGAGTAGCCATCGGTATACCTAGTTTCATATGCTCTATACGATAACTGTCGTATGCGTGTTTCAATTGCTCTTCTGTATATAAAATCATACTGCTACCCATGCAGTTCCGTTATAAACTACAAGTCCTTGACTGTTATTACTGAGTGGATTCCAAGGTAAGACATTAAATCTAACCATGCCTCTTCTGGGATTGCTTGGTGCCTGGTCCGTAGCTTCAATATGGGCATCGGACATAGCAGTTAATATGTTTTCTAACCGTTGGAACTCACCTTCTAAGAATGATTTAAGACTCTCTTCTAACTGTGGAAATTGTCTCCGGGTATATTTAGGTGTAACCAGGTCAGTTTTTTCAGATATAGCCATATCATCTTCTTCCTGTAGTCATTAAATCTAAATCAAACCCTGTAAAAGCAAAATCTTTGTTGTCTGAGGTAGTCAATTTGTAAGACAAATATCTACCGGCTGCCCTAGAGTCCATTTTGTGATCTGATGAAGCATTAAAAGTTACGTTACTCTCATAGTTAGGCGAGTTGGCAATCAAATCGGCTGCACCGAAGTTAAACACAAAGTTTTTATCCTGGTTAGGTGTAGTCACTTGCGGATATATCTTACTGATAATTTTGTAGCCACTTACTGGCACAAGTTCATCCATGTCTATCCCGGTTCTCTCTGCAAATGGTGCTTTAGTAGCCTCAGTATCTATAGCAAACGATAGTGAACCCTGGTCAGCAGAATCTAATCCATAAAGTTTATCTGAGGTAATTCCATCGCTACTGTTGTTCTCACCGGCAAACAATGTGTGTCTATCGAAGTTGGCTTGTTGTGAGAAATACGAACCACCAATAACATTGTATGCAGTAGACGTATTGGCATAGGTGCCACTTGAGTTGACATTGGCAATCGTGCCACAAGTAACATTAGGTAAATCCATGAAGGACCAGGTGTTATTCTTATAGTTAAATACTGCTGCTCTATTGCAGCGATCACTGTCACTGAATGCCACCATATCGTCACCACTGGGGTAACAAAAGTAAACCTCTTCTAAATCTGGAGACCAATGCACAAAACAACGGTCTATCTTTGAGTTGTCCAGACCACCAAAGATGTAATCTTTTGTTCTTTGATCACATATTGATTCTCTGGAAGTGCCATCGTGAACATAGATATCATCATTACCAAATACATAATGTTTACTGTCTATTTCTACAACACAATTCTGATTGATAATACCAATGTCACTAAAGACTTTACGGAAGTTAAATATCAATGCACCACCTACAAATTCCATTAGGTAAACATCAGTCTTAGAATAAAGAATAAAGACAGTCCCCAATACTGCACCATCAATTAATGGAGTTTTAATCTGAATGAGATCATTGAACCCGGCACTTTTGGTTGCATCGGTAGCATCCCAGGATCCTGGTATGGCATTTGCAGTCGTTATGTCTGACCATCTAACCCTGGAAGAATAATTGGTAGAACTCTCTGTCATATTTATGCCTAACAAAAAGTCACCGTATGACCTAAGAGACTTTGATCTCCAATTGGAATCCCAATTAGTCAAAGCTGCAAAGTTGGTTCCACCATTGGCTCTATAGGAAGGCACTTTGTCTTCTCTATTGATATAAATAATGTCTGCCAAAGTAGTAGACGTAAAAGGTAGGTCACTGGCACTCGTGGCACTTATGGAACCAGATCGATCTGTAAGGGAACCTGAAGAATACTCATTGATGACGTAGGTATCACTGGCCACTATAACGGTGCTATGTCCTGACACTGGTTCTACACCATGCAGTAATCTTGGGTTTAAACTGAGTGAACCTAATACGGTTCTAAAGATAGGAGATCGAGTGATACTCCCTTCATCGAATCTAACATTCTTAGCTCGACTGTATGCATTCGTTGGTAACGCACTAGGATCAATGTCCGTTATAACACCAATGTCACCGAGTCCTCGGACCGGAAGTGTTTGTAGGGCCATCGTTAGATGCTACCTGATGCAGTAATGTCACCAACAGTTGTCATTACACCTGCTGATGTTAACTTAAATTTCGCAGTGCCATCGTATAAAAATCTTAGGTCAGTCCCTACTTGGTCAATAGTCCAGTTGCCTAAATCTAAGACACCAACATCTAATGTGCCATCCACATCGCCATTACCTGAGATGTCTAAAGTGGCTGCGTCTATTTCACCTGTAATCGTAATGTTACGACCACCAGTAATATCTTTGTTGCTATCGGCTACTATTGCTTTTGAGGCAACTACAGTTCCGGCTGTTGATCCATCCAACAGGTTTAATTCGGAAGCGTTACTGGTGACTCCATCAAGTATATTGAGTTCCGCAGCAGTAGACGTAACACCGTCCAGGATATTGAGTTCTGCTGTTGTAGACGTAACGCCATCCAACAAATTCAACTCTGTGTGAGTCGATGTGATTGCACCAGATACATTAGGGAACGTGGCTTTTACTGTGGACTTGATTAGACGTAAGTGATCGTCAGCTTGTGAGAGTGCATCGGTGGCTGCTGGGTTGGAAGCATTTAAGCTATCTATAAAACTGCCTGTCTCTAAGGCCATTGTGTTACCTCGTAATGATTATTTGGTGAACTCAAACCATAGGTTCCAGATTAACCAGGATAGTCTTATGGTATGGAGTTTGTTTTTGTTTTTGCCGAATCTGGAGATACCGATTTCTAACTCTGGGGTTACGTGGAAGTAACCATTGTCGAAGAAATCTTCTTCAAGTGTGATTTTGGGCATAAGTGGCTCCTTGGGAAATTTTGGACTCTCTTTGACTGGATCACAACAACAACAACAAGCAAAAACTCTTTAACTCTTTTTTGAAGTCAGCAAAGTGATTTGACCAGGTAGGCTACTTTTTCTGGGAAGGAGTCCCAAAAAGTATGTCGATCCTCTGGAATACCAGTGTTTAAGCCAAAGTGTGTCAAAACGGATTCAATATCCGTTGCGGAAAAAGGAAATAAAAGGTGACTTCTGAGACATTAGTGTTTTTATGCTGCTTTGTGAAATTTATTGGCCTCAGAGGTCATCTTTTAAGTAAAAAAAGGGACTAAACATAGTCCTTAGAGCCACCACAGTCGCCATAGGAAGACGAACAATCCTATAGCTATCATGTGACTCAAGACTACTAATGAGAAACCCTCAGTGATCTATGTTGTTGGAGGAACTAAGGTCTAGGTTATGTGACTAAAGTATCAACATACTTAAGTAGACAATAAACAACTATAGTTAGGAGATTAGGGAGTAATAGTTGTAGGTATAAACTAAAGTCAACTCATGTCACTCATGTTTACCAATGTGTGAGTTGGTCACTGGTCGAGTGAGATCACCAGAGGAATATCTCTATAGGGCGTACACAAAACATTTGACTTAAGTTTCTTCTGTATCCTCTTGATTAGCCATGATGTTTCCATAGGCCTCATTTTGTATCTCCAATAGATACTCAGGATTATCATAGGTCTTAAATCCAGGGCATATCATGAGTATCCGTTCTACAAACCTATTCCTTTTAAATATAGGTTTCTCTGTTGTTACTTGGTTCTCATAGTTGATCTTATCTCTCATGTATCTAGCGACATGAGCATCTCTAGCCAATGTAAACATATGGCAGCTTACTACTATGGTAAATATTGTAGTGTCCATTAGATTCTCTCTTTGTTGTGATAGTGTTCTTCGGTTACACGTATGTATGTAGCTACAGTTCTTATGACTGCTTCGTGTGCTTGGGCAATGTCTTTGGTTGCTAATCCATAGCCTTCATTGCCTACTGCTGGATCAATTAATTTACTTAGATAGATGAAGAGTGAACCAGCTAACAATGAGTCATCTATCTTTATGTGTGTCCTTCGTAATCCATATTTGTTTTGCCTGGTTTTCTTGGCACCACCAATTCTTTCCAGATTCTTTATCATGATGAGTTATCTCTAGGATCACGACCAAGGGCAAACTCAAGCATCCATATAGCTTTCTCAATGTTGTCATTGCGTGGTCCTTTCTTATGCATTCTCCAGATATACTTGAATGCATTTACCTCGGCCCACTTGACGACTTGTTCTCGACCAAATGCACTCACCATTGCATCAACAGCTTCTATTCCACCTGACTTGTAATGGGTTGGATTGATGTTGTTAGATACATTGAGTATGTTTTGATCCCACTCTTCTTTACTTGGTAATGCTGAGTGTTCTTTTTGTAGCTTGGTCCATTTGTTTTCCTTAGTCTTCGCAGATAGCGCAGTAGACTGGAGGTTGCTGCTCTTCTTGGTCATTACTCTGGTTCCTTATTGTTGTGGGTGTAGGTGTTTCTGCTGAAACTACCTTTATGTTTTTGTAGCCTTGTAAGTGCCACTCATGAGTATCTATAAACTGCTCACACTCGATGATTGAACCAGTGAACATATCCACTGATATCCAAGTTTGATCGGGTGTTATCTTTTGCCCGGTAACGGTGCACTGTCTTTCTCTTTTCATTTGTCGAATTGTCTCTGCTGCAATTTCTTTTGACTGACTAAACGTAGTTCTATTGCATAGTCAGAATCTTTCTTTGGTTTCTTTGTGAACTTATCCAGGACCATCAATCTTGCTACTCTTAAATTAGGTGCCTTGATAAGCATTTCTTCTGGTTGTTTTTGTGTGAGTTTGAATAGGTATCTAGGCATCATGGACTCCAGGGAATAACTTTTTCATTAGTGAAATCCCAATCGGAGTAGCGACATATCCTGGCACATCTTGCCTGGGCCAATAGGTCTTCTAATGTATAACCAGCTTTTAAATAGGCATTACGAACTAGCATCCAGTCTGGACGTTCTCCCAGGATCCTTTTTGCTTTCACTGGTCCAACACCAACTAAACCTGGGTATCCATCAGTGGTATCGCCAGTCAGTGTTTGTATGTAGAAGTTTTCATCAGCTTCTTTTGCATGGATGGTAAACAGTTCGTCTTCACCTGGGCGATACAATTGCCCTGGTATGGTTTTCATATCTTTATCATCAGATACAATGATGCGTTTACCTTTAGCATCCGGATCAGTGGCCAGGATACCCATGATATCGTCAGCTTCTAATGTGTCTTGAGTAATCGTGTTGTATGCATCGTGGCACCAGTCGATAAGTGCTTTGTGCCCTACTGGTTTACGTGTTTTCTTACGACCACTTTTGTATGGCTCGTATAGGGTTTTTCTGTAGTTATTCCTGGAAGATAAACACATATACATTGTGTCTACATTCAGTTTTTCTTGGAACTCAGTTACCTGATTGGTAAAGATTTCTTTTGCAGTCTTTAGGTCTGTAGACAGACTCCAGATATCGTCACCCCAATCAGTTTCATCTTCAGCAGCACTGGCTGCACGATAGAGGTATAAGTCAGCATCAATGAATAGTATCGGTGCTTTCGTATTCTCCACAATGTTCTTCAAGTAAGTCATACAATTTCTCCTTTAGGGATATCCCTTCTGGTGTTATGGACCACTTGTTCGTCCATACCACGTCATCTACTTTTACTGTTATTAATCCTTCACTGGCACATATGGCTACGTGCAGTGCACCTTCTCTGGCGAATCTACCTTTAATACGAAATGGGTTTCTTTGTGCTCTATCTAAGACAATGTAAAATGCCAACATGGTTTCAAAGCCATCGTAGTCTTTACCTTCAGTGCGTTTGATGCCAAGTTGATCCCAGGGAATACTCGCTTTCGAGGGGGATTTGCAAGTTGTAAGTATTTCCTGCCAGTAATCCCATTTCTTTGCTGATTTGTCCGACACGTTCTGCGACTCCTTCCGATTTACAAGCAATCTGGATTTCGTCATGAATCCATCCGACTATGTATGCATCGTTATTAAGTTGTTGTTTGATTTGTTTATAGACCAGGTATAGCCATTGCTTACATAAGACTGCACCGGCACTCTGTAATAGTTGTGAGAGTGCTTTGTGTTCTGATCTTATATAAAGTTTTCTTCGGTCTAATCCAAAGATGTAACCACGTTTAGCAGCACGTCTTACTTCTTCTCTTAGACGTTTAAATGCCGGTACGTTTTGATCGTATTGTTTCTTTAGCCTGGATCCATCTTTAGCTGAACCACCTACGATCTCACCAATGATCTTATTGCCACCACCATACATCGTGGCATAAAGCCAAGTCTTAGCCTGGCTACGTTCAATACCCAAAGCATTGGCATTGTAAGTATGGATATCACCTTCAAGTATCTGCTTGGCATATTCACCGTTATCATAATGGTGTAAGAAGTGAGCAAGTAACCTAACTTCAAGACCACTCAAGTCACTGCCCAAGAGTGTCCATCCGGTTGGCACTGTAAACAACTCACGACATTCCTTGCCATAAGGCAGCCTTGCAGAAGTCACCTGGGATAAATTTGGACTACGATGCGATGCGCGACCTGACACACATCCATTAGGAATAATCGTGTGTCTTAACTTGCCATCGTTATCGCATAGTTTTAACCAGGCACTTCGACCTTCAGCTAACATGGCGATACGTTTTTGTATCATGAATGACTCGGCCAGTTTTTTAGCTTCAGGGTATGGAAGTTTCTCTAATGTAGATTCATCAAGTTTAGGATCACCTGATGGACTAAATTGTGTTGGCTTCCAGTTGTATTTCTTTACCAGGCAATAGTGAATGTGTTTTCTACTGTTGGGATTAAACTCAACTACTTTTACTTTAGTAAATGGTTCGCCTTTAACATAGCCAAGTGTTTTGTTATTTACCTTGGGTATAAACTCAGTGTGTATTTCCCAAGGTTCAAACAGTTCACTCAATTCTTTATTTAGGTCTGCTCTTCGTTGTGACAATTTGCCATACAACTCACCAGCTTTTACTAAATCGAATGTCCATCCATTGTTACCAACTTCATGACATACAGCAGCTAAGTTATGCTCCAGTTCAATGGAAGTTTCACTAAAGTCTTCTTTAGATAAATGTTTGTATAAGTCTGCTGTAAGTTGTGCATCCTGGTTACAATATGTGCCCATAGCATCGCTATATTTTTCCCATCCACCATCGTAATCATCTTTGAGATTAGACAGTCTCATACCCCAGGCTTTCAATGAGTGTGAGCCATAGTATCTCTTAAGAAAATCATCAGGTAATGACTGGTTTTTAAAGTCATCGTTGAATAGGTCTGCTTTGATTAACCTGGATAAAACCAGGGTATCTCTTACCTGGCCTGTTGGTTTAAATTCTGGATAAACTTTTTGTATAGCCGGAATGTCAAAACAAATGATGTTATGACCAATAATAGTTTTAGCTTCTTGTAGAAGTTGGAGTGCGTGTTCTATTTCTCTTGGTTCATGGTATAGAGTTGCTTTAGATTCTTCTGCATCTAAGTCAACAATAGATAGGCAATGTATCTTTGTTAGTTTATCTAATAGTCCATCACTTTCGAGATCGAATACGAGAGTCACTCCTCAGTCTCTTCGACTACTGGTGAACCGTTAGCATCGTAACCAACAATGGGTTCGGCTTCTTTCTTTTTCTTTTTGTCACCAAAGATACGATCCCACTCTGATTCAAATTTCTCTTTGTCCTGGACAGGACGAAAGTTATCACCTTTTCCTACCATGATGTTTCTCCTTGTTGTATTTGTGGTTTATTCGTGAAATAAATCAGTTTGTGGTGGATTTACTCTTTTCTTTGCCAGTGCAATATATTCTTCGTTTAATTCAATCAAGACTGCATTGCGATTGTGCTGTTGTGCTACCAATCCTGTCGTGCCAGCACCACCAAAAGGATCTAAAACTGTACCGGGTTTAGTTTCATTGGTTTCGCATTGGCATTGTTTTTGCATACCTAAATCTATTGGTGGATTTTCTCTATTATATTTATCCCATACACCACCAATCTTTCTGTCATTTGTACCACTTCTTTTGTTTCTTTCCACCTCTAATGGCTTTGGTTTTTGTATAATTCGTTTATAAGGTTTTTCACAATCAGCACACACCTTCTCTGGACAACCAGCTAAAACACATGGCTCAATCAGATCAGGCGGGAAGGTTGCAAAGTGAGCACCTTTGAATGGTTTGGTGGTAATTCTCCAGACCGAGCGTTTGTTTCTTTTCCCATCATAAATTTTATATTCAGGTGGTCGAGCATTTACGCCTTTTTGGTTTTGTCTTTCTTCGCTGCCTTTAGCACCCTTAGTTCCAGCCTTGATAACACCATCTTCCTTAATCGCTCCATGATCAAAGTAATACTTCTTGTTCTTACTCAACAAGAAAATATATTCATGTGCCTTTGTGCAACGATCTTTGACACTCTCAACCATTGGGTTAGGTTTATGCCAGATGATGTCTTGTCTTAAAATCCATGAATCTTTTTGTAAAGCTAGTGCAACTCTAAATGGAATACATCCTAATTGTTTGTTAGGTAAAAAACTATCGCCCAAGTTAAGCCAAACTGTGCCATCATCTCGCAACACTCGCTTTACTTCTCTGAATACATTAACCAAGTTCTCTACAAATTCTTCTGGTGTATCTTCTAAACCTAATTGTTCTTCTTCATCTTGATAATTTCTAAGGCCAAAATAGGGTGGCGAAGTAATACAAGTGTTAATGGATTGCTCTGGCAATTCTTTGAGTTTGTCTAGGCAATTACCATGAAGAAAAGTAATCATTACTTATTCTCCTTGTTGTAGTCAGCTAATATGGCATTGCCAATATGAAACATTATTTGTGGCACAATTGAATTGCCTAAACACTTCAAGCGATTCACTCGATGTTCTTTTCTGGTGGTTACTCTGGGTATGTCTGGTTCACTTTCAAAACCTAAATGATCTTCTAACTGCATTGGCTCGGTATACTCAGGATCGGTATAGCCTGTTGCATATCCCATTAGCCATTCCACCCAATCAGGATTAAGTGCACCTTTCTCCATCTTCTCAACTTGTGCATCTAACCTTGCGCCATACTTAGTGCCAGTTGTATTAGAAACCCGATAGTATTTACCATCTTCTTCTACAATCGTTCCATGACCACCCTTGTAATCTCTGGTGCTTGGAGTTGGCCAAGTTTCTTGTGCAATCTTTTCTTCTAAATTACCTTTATCCCTTCCTCTACGTTTAACATTATCAATACTCTCAGACATTGCTGCTGATGCTCTTGGAGTTGGCCATAGTTTTTCTTCTTCATAGCCAACAGCATCTTTTAGTTTGACTCCGAATCTGACACCTTTTTTATTGACTCTGGAATATGAGTCATTCTTCTTTTCAACATTCTTAACAACACCACCCTCAGTATCGGATACTCTTGGAGTTGGCCACATATTCACTTGATCGGCTAAATTTAAACTATGGCTGCTCTTGCCATCTTTAGATTTTCTTCTGCCAGTATCAGTAAGTTCAGCATTAGGATGTTCAATCTCTTGTGTGGTTGGAGTTGGCCACATTTCTGGATGTACAACTTGCTCTCTGAGATTTCCACTTCTTGATCTACCCTGTCTATTCTTTTGATTTTTACTGCAATCTTCTGCTGATCTTGCTGGTAAGCCATCCATAGTGTTAGGAGTTGCCCAAGTATCACTCTTGGATTTTTTTCCCGATGATCCAGACTCGATCCCTTCGGTGGGGAGCTTTGACGGATAAAGCTGGAATAATAAACGCCGCCGTAGCGTAGCCTTCGGCTTCCAAGTCATTTGATACGAGGTCGGCCCCTCCCAGGGTGACGAAACCATTAACGTTTTCGACAACAACATAAGTGGGTCCTTTGCCTTTAACAATTTTAAACATTGCCGGCCAGAGGTGGCGGTCATCTTCTGTGCCTTTTTGTTTACCGGCGGCACTCCAACTTTGACATGGCACTCCTCCACAGATGAGGTCGTGGTCGGGAACAGTTCTGATTGTTTCTTCATCTTTAGCTAGATCCTTTAAGTCATTAAAAATTGGTGTATTAGGGAAATTCTTTTTCAGTATCTTTTGGCAATATTCATCGAACTCACAAAATCCAACAGTTTCAAAACCACCTGTTGCGTGTAATGCAAGACTAAAACCACCAATGCCTGAACAAATGTCAAACACTCTTAACATGGTTGCTCCTTGTAATTAAAAAGGTATGTCACACTCAGGGTTATCGGCATCCATGAGTCTGCCTGTGTGACGGTTATATTTGACTGTTGAAGCCATGCCGACCTGTCCTGTGTAGCGATTTTTCAATAAAACAATCTGTCGTATGTCTGCTGTAGGATCATCAGCATCGACCTGGAGTCCAATACACATATCGGCTAGTTGGGCTAGTGAGTGTGAACCACGTAATTCTGAGAGTCTGACTTTTGATCCGGCTTCGTGACCTCCACCGTTGGCAGGTCGTTTTAAGTGACTGACTAAAATTAAACCTATGTTTAATTCTTGGACTAACTTTCTGAGTGTAGTCATGATGTCATCGATCAATCTTCTTTCATCGGCTACTTTGCCTGTCAGTCCACTCACTAAAATACTGATGTGGTCCAGGAACACATGAGTGCATCCCATACCTCTCACCATGTATTGAATACGATTGACGATTATGTCCAAGGCAGTTGATCCGAAGTGATCAAATAAATAGATAGGTTTATCGCCAAACAATGCATCGAAGCCACCTTCGATTTCTTCTTTAGTCGCTGCTTCTGGATCAATCGTTATGTTCTTACGTAACTCAAGTCCAACTAAACCTTGTAATGTTCTTTTGTTGGATTCCTCTAACATAAGTAAACCAACAGTCGATCCGTTCTTATGTAAGTGGTATGCCAGTTCTCTTATCATGGTGCTTTTACCTACACCACTTCCGGCACATAAAGTTACAAGTTCACCTGGCCTAATGCCTCTTGTGAGGTCATTCAGTTTGGACCAGGGATACGTTATGGTTGATGCAACATCGTGTTCACTTATGATCGATCTAAGATCATTGGAAGACACAATGCCATCTGGTCTATATTCTTTTGCTTGCCATATTGCATTGATAATTGCTTGTGGTTGATTGGCCACTAATGCTTCATTGGCATCTTTGTATGACAACTTAGCAATCTTAGCTTTACCAATGGGTAATGCTTCGGCACATTCTTTTGCTGCTTGTTGCCCGGCTTCATCCTGGTCAAAAAACAGAATGATCTCTTCAAACTGTTGTAGATAATCCCAGGCTTTTACTAATGACTTCTTACCACTTTGGCAGCCATTGGGAAGACTGACTGTTGCCCACTTGTGATTCTGCACCTGGCTCACACTCATGGCATCAATCTCACCTTCGCAGACAACTAACTTCTTTCCACTGTTCCATAAGTGTTGGCCATACAGTGTCATCTTTTTGGCATCGCCTAAGATACTGAAGTTCTTATCTGCATCACGTATCTTTTGTGCCACTATCGAACCGTTGGTATCACGATAGTTGGCTACCTGGACAGGTGACTTTTTATACTTACTGATTCTGTAATCAAACTTACGACAAGTTTCTTCTGTTAATGCTCTGACTGGTAGTGCACTGTAGTGGCCATCAATCAAAGTCTTGGGTAATTCTGGTGCATCCATAATTTTATGTTGTGTAGCATCGCCTGGTGTATGTGTCTTACATCCGAAGCAATAGGTATGATCTGTATATAAAGCTGCATTGTCTTTTGATCCACAATGCTCGCAAGGTATGTGTGATATGAATTGACTCCCTGAACCGTCATCAGTTGGTTTCTCTACTGCTGCCACGATTATCTCCTTGTAAAAAAGACACTCCTACCGGGGGAATAGGAGTGCCTTTGCTCGCCTTAACTAATACATTCAGCTAACCATTCATCGGGTATCCATTTGTGTGCGAACTGGAAACCGTTCTTACAACACCAAGATGCATAAGTTGTTTTGCTGCCCTTATACAATTTGTTGTTTTGATTACTGAATACGAATCGGATATCAATATCAGGATGTTGTTTTTTAATAAGACAATGTCGTTGTCTATCGGCAACAGAGAATAAACCTTTCGTTTCTATGTAGAGAATCCCACCATCAGATTTTGTTAACTTAAAATCAGGTTTGTATTTGGATTGTCTCGAAGGTATCTCGTATGCAATCCAATCTGTCTCATAGATGACCGGTAACTTTTTACTTTTGAGTTGAGTTGCTATTTGTTTCTCAAGTCCTGACCTGTATCCATATCGAACACCACGTTCAGAAGCGGTCCGCTTCTTCCTCGTGTCCTTGTGCCACTTTCTCAGTTGGAACGTCATCGAAGCTATCCTCTTCAGTTGCTACAAAACCACCTTCGACAGTATCGAAGCCTGAATCATCACCAGAAGTTACTGGCTCAATGATTTGCACTTTAGTTAGTTGTAGGGATATGCCCTTCTGACCTGACACTTGATAAGTAGTAATAAAACCACCTACTTTCATAATTGATCCACCCCATAAGTTGGGCACCTGGTTACCAGTCAATATCTGGCCAGTTGAATCATAGAACTTAGGTTGATACTTGCTTTTTACTTTTATGAAAGTTTCACCAGTTTCTTCATCAGTATCGAATGGAAGTTTGGTTTTTGCTTTTGGTCCAAATTCTTCTTTAGCAATATCTTGTATCTGCTTAATGAATGCTTTGGAATCCTCAAGAATAAGTGACGTTTTGAAAACACCTTCAGGGTTAAACTGAGTGTCTGGTTTGTTTAACCAGGGATACTTGGCTCGACCTTGTGGTGATACAAATTTAACTTTTTGTGCCACTGTCTGTCTCCTCTTTAGTTTGCTTGTTTAAATTCCTACCTTCCGGTAGACGTATTCCTAATCGTTTAGCTGCAACGATCAGTGGTTTTGGAATGGGTTCACCCTTTCGTAATGAGAGTTCACACAACTCCAACACCTTTTCTCTGTGATACATAATTTACCTACTCTGGACAATTTGTCGTGTTGTTAGTCATGAAAAACAATAGTCAGACTCCATGATGCTCTCCAAATCTAAGTTACCCTTCTTGGGTATATCTTTGATATTTGGATCACTTGGGTTCTTCATTTGTTGTTTAGTTTGAAATAAGAAGTCTTCATACATACACCAGTCTTTATACATCTCAATAAAACTTCTTCTGATGCAATGGAATAGCATCCAGGTATCGCATGGCAAAGTAGCAAAAGAATCGTGTATGACACAAAAGTCTTTTATGCCATTGTCTTTGCCAGTAATAATTGTTTTAAGTAAATGAGCAGCATCCATACTGTGAATCACATTAGGACTGATAGCTGCTTTATTCTTTCTCTTGTTTACCCGGTATTCATCCTTCTCTCGAATCGATACTTGTGATCTTTTGTAGACATTGGCAGCACGATCATAAAGGAACGGTCTGATCTTCTTTGACTTCCATTGGCAATACTTTTGAACTACAGGAAATCCTACTGGTGTAGTCCAGGAAATCTCTTTACCCTGGTCTGCAAGTATTCCGGCAATAGCCTGGAAAAACTGCATACCACCTTCAGCACTCTTAATTAAATCTTTAATTACCTTGTAGTTGATGTTGGCCAGGTAAGTTGCTGCCTGACTTTGTTCTTTGGAATCACCAAAAGGATGAGCCTTGAGTATCTTTCTATCAACATCTTTTTGCAATGGTTTCATCAAGTCTTCAACGAGTTGGTTCTTCATGCCGAATGCTTTAGAAGAGTATGAGTAAGTCATGGTATTTCGTTTTACTTCAGAACGACCAACACCATACTTCAACCAGGTTTTAGCTAATGGATTGTCTTTGTCTTCATTAAGAGTCTTATTGACGTTATCGGCTACACGTTGATAAATGTCTTGTGGTGATTCTGTTGGGACCAGGTTAACCATGTATCCTTCTTTAGCATCCAGACTGGCAGCAGCATAATGTTGTGTGCCACTGTTGGTTGCATCTAAAGATATTGGTAAACCAGTTTCATAATTAGGGTTAATGGTTGCCAAGAAATACTCACGACAAGCTGCTAAAAACTGGAACGGTTTGTCGGCTTGTGACCACCAGTCAAAACTCTTCTCATAGTCTTGGCCAACATCCAATATCTTTTCTTCGTTATCTAATACCCACTTCACTCTTTCACTAAAGGGTTGCTTCGATATCTTATCGTAATCACCTACGTTAGCTATGTGTATTGCTAACCAATACTTTGCATCTTCATCCAGTTTGCAAGTATTCTTAAACATGAACATAGCTTTGACGTGATCATCCCGATGGTAGCAAAAGTGTGTTACCGGGTAGACTCTACCTCTGAAATCAAAATTCCAGGGCATATAGAAATCATCATATTGTGCCAAGTCTTCAGCACATTTTAGATCCTGGGCCATCACTGCCCTGGCACCATCAATCTCTCGGTTCTTCTCACGAATGTTCCTAGCATCAATGGTCCATCCTTTTTTATCAAATTGAGACATATCATCCCAATTGTCTGGACGTTTTAAGTTCGGTAAGTATTCTTTGATTGGAAACTTGCCTAAGTGTTTATTGTTTTCCCAACACCAGGTAATTGCTTCTACCACGTGCTCATTGATAACCAACTTTGTGCTTTGCAACATATTCAATGCTTCAATGTATTCTGGTAATTCTTTCTCATTTTTAATTTGATGTATGACAGTTTTATTTTGATTCTTCCATGCAATGGTGTTCGATGGGTTTTTCCTAATCAATGGGACATGACTGGCAGTCACTTCATCGTAATAACATCCAGTAGACGTAGAATCCCAATCTTTGGGAGGAATGATCATGGGTTGCAACATGGGTTCTGCCCAGGAATCTTCGTATTCCAATTTGGCTAACAAGGTAGATGCTTCAGTAGTCAATCCGACCTTCTTAACTGTGTTGTTACTTTTTGTTCTTTGTAACCAGGTATCAAATACTTTGGAATGTTCCATGATTGCATTGATTACTGGTGAACCAGCTTTAACCTTACGTTCATCGGTCCACTTCTCTTGAACATAACCTTCTTTGAATGCAATGATCCTTGCTGCTTTAATTCGATAGCGTTCACTTGAGTGACTCTTGATTACCTGGCTTTCAATTCTTTTAGCCAATGCCTTATCTTTATCTCGAAGTCCATTGGCCCAAACTTCAAGTTCTATCCTAAGTCCTATCTTGGTAATACAAGTGGTAAAACTCTGGTTCATTGCTACTGCATCCATACAACAGTTCAAACCTATAAAACCTAAGATATCAGTATCTATAGTTTTAATATCTTCTATCCACGAATACCTTCTACCTGAAGATTTATTCAATTCGTCACTTATGAATACCTTTAGTGCTTTAGATACTTTAGGTAATGCTTTAGATATTATGTTGTGAGGGTGTTTTTGAGTTGAAGTAGTTTTGTTCTTCTCTACTCTGTCTTTATACCTTTGGTTTCCTTCTGAGAACATCTTTTGTTCTCTAGTAATCTCTTCAATAAGATTCATGTCTTTCATACCTATGTCTCCTTTACTTGGGATTACCTATAGGGTGTAAACAAAAGTCTTGTTTGACTCCAATTTGTCCAGTCTATAGGCATAGAAATACCCAACACCTAGTGTTACTAAGTGTCAGGTTTTTAGTGTTCTACAATTGTTTCTTTACGATTTCTGCGATACTTACTTGACGATCTTCTAAAGTAACATTGTTGTTGTAGTTACCGTAGTCTTGTTCACCATTGTAAACTTTGTATTCAATGTTGTTCTGTTGATCTTGTATGTCACCAAATAATAAAGTAATTCTTTCGTTCACACTATTCAAAACAGCACTGTCTGACGAAAAGTAGACATTCTCTTCTGTCTTTATATCAAAATAACATTTAAGTTTTGGATAACAAGTAGCATCCATAAAACGACCTGCACATTTTGCCCAATGTATTACTGGCCTGTTCAGGTCTGCTGGGACAACATCATAAAGTGCATCTTCTTGTAATATTAAATAGAAATGGACTGTGCCTACTTCTTGCCAAACGAACCAGTTTATTAATTTAGTTCCAGGGTTCTTAGCTTTAGGATTATAGTTTTTCCTAGTTTTCATCCACTCCATTACTGCAATACTCAAGCTACTGCGACACATCTTTTCCAAGTAAGGTTTCGGCTCAGATTGATATGCTACTTCAACTCTCTGTATTGCTCTTGGTGTCATGTAGATGTCTCTACCTCGGTTTTCGATTATAGGCTCAGACTCCAATCCTATGAACTCAGAAACCAATTTATCAAAATAAGCCATTGCATCAGCAACGTGTTTTTTATTTTTAATCTCCATTAATGCATTCTCCTTTGCATTCTTCTCCATTTTTTTCTTGCTTTTGTTTTGAAAGCAAAACTTTAGTGAAGGCTAATACTGCTTTTTGATTTTCAGTAGTAAGGTCCTCAAATGCCAACTTAGCATCAACAGCGAGTGTTTCCGATACAGCAGAACCTTCCTTTAAGACTGGCGCATCACTGTCGATGCCATAGATTAACCAAGCTGGTTCTACGTTGAAATAATCGCATATCTTCTTTAGGTTTCTTCTCGAAGGCACACGATTGCCATTACACCATTTAGCAACGATAGACTCACCAACTCCAAGAATTTCACCTAGCTTCCTACAAGTAAGATGCTGACGTTCTCTGAGCATTTGTAATCGTTTATGTAGATTGTGTTTGTATTGCATTGTTACTCCCCTTTTTATTTCGCAAATTCAACAAGTTCATCTGTTTGTATTAGTTCTTCGTCATAACCGAGTCCGAATCTCATACCAAATTGTTTGTTCATGTAGGCTATATCTCCATGACTAAAGTGTTCAAATCGTTCAGTCATGTGCCAGCCACACCAATCGCCATTTGTTCCTTTTTCTTGATTATATTCTAAAACTGGCTTTGTCCACTTGCCCTCAATTTTGTATTTAACCAATCTGTAATCACAACAGTTAGTTCCATTGGTAATGGGTTTTGTTAGTATTTTTTCCTCCACAAGAAATCTCCTTTTTTTTATTATTTCTTCTCTGTGTAAAATGTTCTCCGAATGTAAGTGGGATCATAATTGTCCTCCTCGTGTCAATTTAGTCCACTTGTATATTTATACTACTGTTAATTCTTTTGTTCAAATCTTCGAGTGCATCGGCTACTTCTCGAAGACGAATTGCAGAATGTTTGAGTCGGTTGTCATGCATCAGAAGTTCTTTACCATAGGTCTCGTGGTGCAATATTGGAACTAAATCACTCATTACATCATCAAGTTTGGCCAAAGATAGTTCTACTGAATCTTGCGCAGTTTTACGGACCAGGATATCAACACCATCGAATGTTGGTAGGTTAGGAATACGAAAAGTCATTATGCCACCTCCGCTTGTCTTGTTGTTTTCTTACTAGAAAAACATAGATTATGGAGTGCTTTAGACTCTTCTCTTCTTACATCGATATCACCTTCTACATGAACATACTTTGCAGTCGTGTTTATGGATGTATGACCAAGTTTCTTTTGCACTTTAATCGTGGGTAGATTCATGGTGTTTATCATTATTGAGGCAGCAGTATGTCGTGCTACATGGAAGACAAAGTTTTTAAGTTTGATTTTGTCCTCACCACAAATCTCTTTTGCTACTTCTCGCCATGTTGTGTAGAAACCATGATCAGTGTAAAAGGATCCTGGTACAAACTTTAGGTTTTTAATATTGTGCCAACAAGCAGACATATCAACTTCACGATTACTACCATTTTTCGTTCTGTATAGCATCACAGTTTTCTTTTTGTGATTTACAACACCATAAGTAGTATCTCTGTCTATGGTTTCTGGATCACGACCAATAGACATAATCTCACCTCTTCTCATACCAGTTGCTATTGCAATCTCAAAGTAATCTGCCATCCAAGGATTCTTTGGGTGGTTTGCCAGTTTCTCATTGATCAATGCAATTTCCTCAAAACTAAAATAATGAGGTCTAGATTCTGGTGGTGCTTTTTTCCATTTGATAGATGGCTTGTCATACTTTTGTATGACTTTTTCATCAACAGCGAATACAAAGGTGCTACTAATTGCAGATGCATAACGATTGATCGTTGAGTCAGATAATCCTGATTCTCTTAGACTATGGAAAAAATCTTTGATGTCAGATGCTTTGTATGAATCCATAGGTTTCGTATTGAAGTCTGAGAACTCAGAAAACCTTTGCATCTTCTTCACTGAATCAATCCAATGTTTTTTTGTGCCTTCACTCCAAATGTATTTGCCATATTCGTGAACGAAATCAATTACTGTATACATTATTCGCCCTCCATATCTTTACAGCACCAATTAGGGGTAAGTGTAAACTCACACGCTTTATCCAAATCTTCCTTATATTGTTTTATAGCGTAGTGCAAGTTTTCAGCATGATTGAGATATTTAAGATAAATTCTTTTATTGTGTTGCAATTCTTCACCATACGATTGAGTTATTCTGTCGCTATATTCACTCACCGCCATGCCGATTAATTTGTGCATAGTTTTAGTGTTGAACTCATTTCTACAATGACTAAACCTTGATTTATTATGCTCACATTGAGAATCATTTATATCATCTATCAAGTCACAAATGATATCCTTCAACTCCTGTACTGTACTTTTCCTTAATTTATAGTTTTTCAACATTATTCGCTCTCCTTAGTGATTTTAATATCCCATCCAAAAGGTGAGTAAACTGTATGAGTCTCTCCAACTTTTAGTTTTTTAAGATTCTCAATAGTGAAACCCAAATCAGTATCTTCACCATCTTCCTCAATATTCCAATTACCACCAATACCATCATCTACAAATTCTGACATTGTTACTATTCTTGGTTTCGTATCTGAATATTCCTCTTCGTTCCAAGTTACTAAGAATTTAACTTCTGGTTTTTTATTTTTATTATCTGACATTAGATTGCCCTCCCATCAATGTTGTTTAACTCACGACCTCTATTGATGAACTCATTGCAAGTCTCAGGATCAATATTGTGTTTATCACACAAC